GTTATTATATTTGTAATGTTAATAGCTTACTTAATAGCATATTTAGATATGAGAAAATAAATTTATATATTATAAGTAGGTGATATTTACTATTTTCGAAAAAGGAGGCAATAATTATCGTTGTAGAAAATATCAATACCAACGTTTACTTTTTCAAAACCTATCGAGATTTAAAGTTATCCCTCGAAGCCGCAAAATCCAAAATTAAAGTCTGGCAAAAGGAATTAGATACTTTAGTCTATGATAACGGCCCTAAAGATATAAAAGCTATTGATCCAAGCGAAATCAAGGCATCATATACTAGACCGCCAGTAACAGAAATCTATCAGCGAATTGCAGAACTCTCAACTTGGATAGCAAATGAAAAAATAATCGTTAAAACCATCGAACAAGAATTGGACAAGCTAGCAGAAAAAGCCGAAGAAATGGCAAGCTTATTTGACGATGACTTGTTGCTGACGGTGTTTAATTTGAGATTTATCAAGGGCATGAAGTTAAAAGATATTGCCGATGAAACGGGGTATTCGCACATTTACATAAAGGAAATTAGCTCTGAAATTAAGCGGAAATTAACCCAAAATATAACTTCCTACCAAAAACCTACCGCTTCAAAAAGTCAAGCGTGATATAATGTAAAGTGAAAAGGTATGTGCTTTTCAAACGCGCTTTCATGCATTTGCCGATCTCCTAAATGACATCATAATTATCCTCATTCTCAAAGATACCTAAATATGCGGTGAGCTGATAGGTATTTTTTTGTTTTCAAACCATTATTAATATAAATATTTATATTATATAGATATTTAATATTTAAAAAATATATAGAAGGGAGTTATTATTAATAAAAGTAATATTATGAATAAAGATAAAGATATTAATAAAGCAAACAATGATAATAACACCTATTTAGAAAAGATCGTTAAGGCATCGCCTAAAACAGTTGCTAAGAATAAGATTAAGCCTAAAAAGAAAAAAAAGAAGCCGGATACTGAAACCGGTAAAAAAAAACTAACACTCAAGCAAAAACGCTTTATAGATAATTATATTATTAGTGGAAATGCAACGGACGCAGCCATTAAAGCAGGGTATTCAAAGAAAACAGCGGCACAATGCGGCGCGGACAATCTTAGAAAATTATATATTAAACAAGCAATCGATGAACAACTCAAAAAAATAGAAGATAAGAAGATAGCAACAGCAGATGAGGTATTGAAATTTATTACTTCAGTTGTTCGCGGCGAGGTCAAAGATCCTATTGTTGTAACAGAAGGCAGAGGCGACGGATACAGTCTAGCAAGAATAATCAACAAGCCCGCAGGTCTTAAAGAACGATTATCTGCGGCCAAACAACTGATGAAGCGTTACGGTCTGTTCACTGACAAGGTTGAGATTAAAGACACGACCGAAAGAATCAATCCTCAGCACGAAGAAATCCTTAACGCTATTCGCGGTCGCAAAGTTGAAGGTTTTAACGATGAGTAAGAAACTGATTATTAACGACCGTTTTCTCGATGTCATGACGATTGCTTTATCACCTAAAACCCGATTATTGGTGGGCGAGGGCACAATACGTTCAGGCAAAACGGTCGATTTTAAAAATGCTTTTTTTGAAACTGTACAAGACAGCACGGAAACACTGCATTTGCTTGCCGCCCAAGACCTGGATGCAATTAACGATAATATTTTAACCGGACCGGACGGACTACTAGAGTTATATCCGGAATATCTAAAAATCACTAAAGACGAAATTGGTGGATACTACGTTTCATGCAAATGTGATGTGCCAAATCGTCCAAAAGAAAAGAAAATCCTTTTGGCTGGAACAACGAATGCCAGCAAATGGAAAAAAATATTAGGTAAAACATTCGGCGTCATTATGGTCGATGAAGCAAACACGGCTGATAAGCAATTTATCGATGAATGTTTTGCAAGACAAGTCAGTGCCGAAAAGCCTTTAATGCTTTGGACTTTAAATGGCGATGTGCCTACGCACTGGATTTATGAATATATCAATCGTTGTAAAATCATCGGTGAAGCGCCTGCATCAATCAGAGCTGATATGGACAAAGTGGCTAAAGAAACCGGTTGGTTTTATATGCATTTCACAATGAAGCATAATCCAATCATGACACCAGAGAAGATTGAAGCAGCATCGCGTATATATCCAATTGGCAGTTATTACTACACGATTAAAATCCTCGGCGAACGCGGCGCACCCGGTAAGCTTATTTATCTTGATTATATGAGCGAAGAATTGCTTAAACCGTTCGACCAAAAAGAATGGCATCGCTACGGAATTGGAGTCGATATTGGTTCTAAGCGAGCCAAGAACACATTTGTGTTAAAAGGCTACCGGCATAATTTTACAGAAAACATCGTTGTCGATGCAATGGAGTTTCAAGGCTTGGGCTACAAAGAAAAGAAAGAAAAGCTCATTGCATTTTGCCAAAGCTACGCGCACTTACCGATTGAGTATATCGCCATTGATAGTGCTGAAGCAAATTTTATCCGAGATATTCAAGGTGACTTTAAGCGGTTAGGTCTTCCGCCGGTCATTGAGTCCTATAAAGCTACGATCAAAGAAAGAATCGATATGGAAATAGTTTTGTTCGCAACCAAGCGGGCATTTTTTAATTCTCAAAAACAAGGCGCAATGAGGGTTTATTCAGCATACAAAATCGCCAAATGGACTGAAGGCAAGGAAGGACAAGAACGCGAGGACAATAACGAATGGCTAAATGACCTAATGGATGGAAACGAATACGCAGACACAAGACACATGATAAAACTCATGAAAGCAACGAAATGAGGTGAGTTGATATATGGGAATTAAAAGTTGGTTAACAAACCGCAGATTAAAACGATTGGAGGGTGATTTGCAAATGCTTGAAGATAGACGAAAAAACAAAATTAAATTCAATCCTCGATATGCGCTAGGTATCATCGACACAGAAACAGAGGAAAATTATACTAAGCGGCTCGAAGAATATCGCGTGTGGTTCACCGGATCATCAAAATTATTGAGAGACTTATATAACAACAAAAAAGCTGATGGCAATTTGAATTATTTTTGGCGCAAAGCACCTAACAATTATCGCATGATCCATTCGGGCATACCTGGTTTAATCTCAACTAAAATGGCGACCATTCTTTTTGGTAGCGGCATCAATATTAAAATCGAAGTATTTGACGATGCAGGAAAACCTGATGATAAACTAACCGCGCAAGCACAAGAATTAAGCGACAATTTAGTCGGCATCGTTGACTTATATGAAAAGATTGAGAACGCGACACAGAATGCATCTTGGAGTGGTCATGTATATTTCAAACTATCACACAAAGTCAAATTGTTAGATTATCCGATTTTAGAATCTGTTGATGCTACCAAAGCCGAAGCGATTAAAGAACGCGGCATCACGAAAGCGATTGTATTTAAGTATTGGTATCAACACAATAAAAACGAATATCGCTTAGATGAGATTTACACCACCGTACAAGATGAAAACAGCCCTTATTTTGGGGATGCAGTAATCTATAATAGGTTATACAAACTAAAACCAGATGGCAAAGAGGAAGAAGTCGACCTTGCCGAAATTCCAGATACCGAAAACGATTTGCCAGAGTTTATTTATAAAGGCTTAAGGGGAATGATCGCTTTTGATTTGCCGAACAAGACACCAAGCCACGAATTTATTGACTCGGACTATGGTGCAAGTGATTATGAGGGCGCACTTGATTCGTTTGATGCGCTCGATGAAGCATACTCAGAATTAATTAGAGAATTGCGTTCAAACAAGACAATTCGGTATATTCCATCAAACATGGTGCCAAAAGTTACCTACCAAAACAAAGATGGTTCGTATTATCAGGTTTCCATGCTTCCGGATGAATTCATCGATAACTACGTGCAAACCGAAGGCGACCAAGACCAAAACACAAAAAACGAAATAAACATTACCGAAATTGCGGACAAGACAGAGCAACACTTAATTAAATGGCGCACTGCATTAACAATGGCTATTAATAAAGCCGAAGTCAGTCCGTTTGCACTTGGCATCACAGGATTA